TGCGGTAATTGCGGAGAAATCTTCAATACTAGAAAGCTTGGGCATCAAGATAAATATTGCAGCAACAAATGCAAGTCGGCAGGCAGAAGAAAAAGCGGCGTTGACAACATCATGTTTAAATGCCTTGAGTGTGGAAAAGAATACGAGGCAAACAAATATTCAAAGCAAGAATCTTGTTCAAGGTCGTGTGCTAACCGTTATAGATGGAGGATTAAGCAAAAGGGTTTATGATTTAACGGTTGAAGAAAATCACGAGTTTTTTGTAAATGGCGTATTGGTTTCAAATTGCATGGATGCCCTTAGATATGCACTGGAAAGCGACAGAAGAACAAGGAAAACTACTAATAATGTAGTGGTGAGACCGCTACCAGTTAAAACTACATGGCGATAAAATCATGAAACAAAGCAAAGAATCAAAAGTTTTTGAAGACTCAATAAGTAACTTTAATATCATTGCTGAAGCGCAATGGCAAGAGCGTGAAATGTGCCGCGACGATAGGCGGTTTTGCTTTGTGCCTGGCGCTCAATGGGAAGGGGCATTCTCCGAGATGTTCAACAATAAGCCTATGCCTGAGATTAACAAGGTGCATTTGGCGGTGATAAGGATAATCAGCGAATACCAGAATAATAGAATCACTGTTGATTATGTGACTAAGGATGGAACTGAAAGCGATGATTTGGCTGATGTGTGTGATGGGTTGTATCGTGCAGACGAGCAAGACAGCAATGCACAGGAAGCCTATGACAATGCATTCCTTGAGGCATGCTCAGGTGGTATAGGTGCTTGGAGATTGCGTACCAGTTACGAGGATGAAAGCGACGAGGAGTCAGAATACCAGCGTATTGTATTTGAGCCAATTTATGACGCCGATACATCGGTTTATTTTGATGCCAACAGTAAAAAGATGGATAAATCAGATGCTACTATGTGCTGGGTTATCACGCAGATGTCGAGGCAGGCATACACAGAGCAGTACAATGACGACCCTACAGACTGGCCTAAGCCTACTCCTGGTTATTTCTTTGACTGGTATCAAGGCGATGTTGTTTACATTGCTGAGTATTACAAAAAGGAAGAAACAACAGAAAATCTTTACACTTACAAAACAATTGATGGCAAGGAAGAAAAGTACAACGATTATGACTTTGAACAGGACGACGATTTAAAAGAGTTTTTAGCTGCAACCAATGCCAAGCTTGAAAAGACTAGAAAGATTAAGAAAATCCGCGTTCACAAGTACATCATGAGCGGTGGCGGAATACTTGAGGATTGCGGTTATATTGCAGGGCCTAACATTCCTGTTGTAATGGCGTTTGGAAAAAGGACTATCATTGATGGCATTGAAAGAGCGATGGGGCATGTGAGACTTGCCAAAGACCCTCAGCGTATTAAGAATATGCAAATGGGCATGCTAGGTCAGTTAGCCGCATCTAGCCCCATTGAAAAGCCTATTATGATACCGCAACAAATAGCAGGCCATGAGTTAATGTGGCAGGATGACAATATTGAAAACTATCCGTATTTACTGGTTAATCCAGTTTACGATGTAGATGGCAATATTAGTTTATCCGGCCCAATTGGTTACACTAAGACTGCTGATGTGCCGCCAGCGCTTGCCACATTGCTGCAATTGTCTGAAATGGATATACAGGATATTTTAGGCAATCAACAGCAAGCGGATAAGATGGTATCAAACATAAGCGGTAAAGCTGTGGAGATGATACAACAGCGCGTTGATATGCAAACTTTCATCTACCTTTCAAACTTTGCCAAAGCTATGAAGCGTTGCGGTGAAATTTGGTTAGGCATGGCGCGTGAAGTGTACGTTGAAGAAGGCCGTAAAATGAAGTCTGTTAGCTATAGCGGCAGCACTTCAGGTATAGAGTTAGTGCGTCCTGTGATGGATGATAGCGGCGAAATTGGATATGAAAATGACATGGCAGCGGCTAGGTTTGATGTATCTGTTGATGTAGGCCCATCTACTAACAGCAAGCGTGAATCTACGTTAAGGACTCTTACTAGCTTAATGGCTATCACACAAGACCCACAGGAAGCCGCGATATTATCTGCAATGGCTGTAATGAATATGGATGGTGAAGGCATTGGAGACCTGAAAACATATCAGCGCAAGAAACTTGTAAGCATGGGCGTAATACAGCCTAGCCAAGATGAAAAAGAAGAAATGGATGCAATGATGGCTAATCAACAGCCATCGGCGCAAGATCAATACTTGGCAGCGGCGGCACAGAGAGAAAGCGCATCAGCACAAAAAGCACAGGCAGATACTGTTTTGGCATTGGCTAAATCAGAGCAAACAAAGGCGGATACTGTTAAGACTTTATCAGAGATTAAAACAAGTGAGCGTGAATCTGTGATGAAAGCTTTACAGTCTGCAATGGAATTGTTGCAACCAAGGCAGCAAGCGGCAACCGATGGGCCGAATATCATCGAGCAATAGGGGTTTACATGAGTGAAGTTGACTACGAAGATGAAAATAATAATGGCGGAGTTGAGGAGGAGTTATTATCGGGTGAAAGTACAGAGGATAATCAAGATTTGCCAGATGAAGATGAAGTTGAGGATGATGATAGCGAATCTGAAGAATTGGAAGAAGTTGAGGATGAAATAACTTTAGGCGAAGAAAATGAGATTAAGGATGAACCTGCCAATGATACGCCAGTGATTAAGACATTAAGGCAGCGTGATAGGGAGCATGTGAAAGTCATTAAGGAAATGAAGCGCGAGCTAGAACAACTAAAGCAGGGAAGTCAACAACAAGCTAGTCCATCGGTGATACAAAAGCCTCAAATGTCGGATGATGACATAGACTACGATCAAGATAAGTACGACGAAAAAATGATTGCTTATCTTGATAGTAAGAGAAAGCTTGAAGAGGCTGAAAAGAATCAGCGTCAACAACAAGAAAACGCTTTAAAAGAATGGAATGATAAGCTAATAGCTCATAAAGACAGGGCTAAGGCGTTAAAGGTTGCTGATTATGATAGTGCAGAAGAATTTGCTAGCGATGTATTCAATGATGCACAGCGCGGAATAATGATACATGCGGCGGATGATTCTGCAAAACTGCTATATGTTTTAAGTAAAAACCCGACACGGGCAAAAGAACTGGCAGGAATTGCAGACCCTGTTTTATTCACTAAGAAAATGACGCAACTGGAGCTCGACATGAAAGCTAAAACACGTAAGCCTGGCACGCAGCCAGAAAAAACAGTAACAGGTGCTAAGTCTGGCGTTTCTCGCTCTGATGTGCATCTTGAAAGACTTGAGAGAGAAGCTGAAAAGACAGGTGACAGGTCTAAAATATTCGCGTACAAGAAATCACAGCGCGATAAAGACAGGTCTTAACTGATAAATCAGGCAAGGATGCCGAAATAATTTGATTGTAAAATAGTTTTGTGTTATAAAAGTGAAAAGTAGGGTAATTATACCTGCACAACTGCCCAGACAGTATAACCTGCGTAGAATTTACAAGCTTTCCGCCATAGCTTTAAAAACTGGTGAGATTGGGTTAATAAACAAACAATTTCATACAATTTTTTGAGGTAATAAATCATGGCTAACGGCTTTTCAAAAGAAGAAACGGTATTATTTGATGAAATCCTGATGGGTTTCAATGACGCATTGGTAATGTCTAACGCGGTAAATATTTATCGTACAGATCAAACTATGATGGAAAGAAGTGGTGACAGCGTATGGCGTCCACAACCTTACATCATGCAGACCTACACTGGTTCAAACGCAACTTCTAACTTTAACGACACTGTTCAGTTATCAGTTCCTGCGTCAATCACTACTCAAAAGCATGCTACTGCTTTACTGACTGCTCAAGAAGCCAGAGATCAGCTTCAAGAAGGCCGTTTAGGTAAAGGCGCTATGCAAAAACTGGCATCGGATATTAACTATTCAATGTCATACAAAGCTGCTTATGAAGGTACTATGGTAATCAAGCAAACTTCAGCAGCTGCTGGCTTTGTTGACGTTGCCAAGTGTG